CCGATGATAGGGATGGTATATCAAGGACAAGATAAGTTCTTTGGAAAGATAGTAATAGGAATGTTAGTCGAGATGTTTGATCAGAACGATGAAGCAGTACTAAGAACAAAAGATAATAAAGTAATCTCAGTAGATATTAAATCTTTAAAAGCAATCATATGTCATTAAATGTAGATCAAAGATTATCATTCACATCCTCTGAAGGAGTAGAGGTAACAGTAAGCCAATATGGAGGTAGTAAGATGGTTCAACTAACATTGAAAGATGTAGATGAGGATGGAAAGGCAATAGCTCTTATCTCTTTCTTAAACAAAGATGAAGTAATAGCCCTTATAAGTATGCTGGAAAAGATTTAATAAAAGAGTTGCTATTCTGTAAAAGAGTTCTTATATTTAGGTATCAATAATTAAAACAAGATACATTATGACAAGAGAAGATTTTATTGCAGGAGTAGAGTTCGAGATTAGAGGTAACTTCTTTAAGCTGGATAAGGATCAAAGATCTATTACAAAGGTCTTTAGGACATCTGATAGAAGTAGAGTAGTAATGGAGGACTATCATATGAATGTAGAAATGATAGGCAGGGTAAGATTTGAATGCTACAGCTACATGATGGGTAGGAAAGTAGAAAGAAGGATTAGGTTTGAGGACCTAGAAGTTTTTAAAGGTTAGTCTTCGGACTAACTTTTTTTTTGACCGGTGGTCAAGGTGACGTCAAGGTGAGGTCAAGTTGAGAGAAGTTTGATAGTTAAGTTCCCTCAACGGGTAGCCACTCGGGTATCTGGAGCCACATAGAGTTGTATATTTCTGATGAAAATTGAGGTATGGGGGTATATATTTATATATACTATGTAGCTTTAAGAAAGATGTTGTTATGAGCCCAACCTACCTAACCTAGTCCTTCCGAAGAAGAATTACTGCTCAAGGTGTCCTCTCTCTCAAGTTTGGTCTATATAGCTGCTAAACCCTAGCACGGTTACCACCTATACCCCTAACCTACCTCTTATGTTGTATTACTATGTGTTTGTTTCTTATATTTAATATAGAACATTTCCAGCAATTCTCCAACTACCCAAGGGATTTTTTCCGGACAATTTTTCGTTATACAAACATTATATATTTATATAAGATGAAGAAGCTTAATAGTGACGACCTTTTTGATATATTCTCCCAGGGGGATGAAGCTGTCTATAGAGAAAACCATGTAGAGGAGGTATTGGACAATTCCTTTGTATTATTCGGTATGGTGATAAGAGGGGTAGAGAATTATTTCATCATAGATAAGATCTATTCAAATAGATACGGAAAAGACTATGCCTCCATGTCCGATTCTATAAAACTAAAGTACTTTAACGGCCTTATTGGATACCTTGAGAGAATCAATCTATCACAGTCAGATACGGTCTTAGAACTTGTTGATGAATTCGGACCTCAAGCCATTAAGTATGCCTTGGAAGAATTACTAGAATTCTATGAAGAGAGAGAATATTACGAGAAATGTGCAATTATTTTTAAGTTTTACGACCTTTTCTTTAAGAAATAGTTGCTAGAAGTAACCTTTATTCGTATATTTAGGTATAGAAATCAATTAAACAAATAGGTTATGGAAAATTTAATTTTAAACATCGCAATTGGTTATTTCATTACAGGGGGTATTCTTTCAGTTATTACCGACATCTCTATAAGATTGATCAAGGTAAGCCCTCCATTCACATTCAAGGATGTAGTCATTGTTGCCCTCATCTGGCCGACGGTTATATCTGTATTGGTAACGGATTACTTAAACGGAGATTTTTAATGATAGTAGATTACATGTTAACATACCTCGGTATAGGTGTTTTTATATACATTCTATCGGATATTTCCATTCGGGAGATGAAAACAAGTGAACCTTTTACTTTCATAGAAGTAATATCATGTGTGTTATTCTGGCCTTTTGTAGTGTTTGCTTTTATAAGAGAATTTTTTAATGGAGATTACTAATTAAACAAATAAGTTATGTATAAAGATAAAATAAGCTTATCGGAGGCTAGGGTTTTAGAATCTATAGGAGAGATTACAATTGTTGATGCTTCACCAGAGTCTGCCACCCCTTTTGGAGAAAACGGAAAACAGTGGAAAGAAGCATTTATAAAACTACAATCCAAACACAGGCATATATCCCCAGATAAACTCCTTAACTTCCTTTCGGCAAAATACCTTATAGAGGTATCTGAAGGCATAGTGGATACAGATAGTAGTACTTATTCCTGGAGATATTTCCACGGTATAGAGAATAGACAAATAAAAGAGAAATCTAAAGATAATATCGAGTATGTCTATATTCTGGTTAATCCGGGTTATCCTTCACTTGTTAAGATAGGAATGACCATTAAGGAAGTTTCAAGCAGAGTCACGTCAATTAACGCTACTGCGACAGTTGAGGAGTGGGTTCCAAAATTTGCTCTTCCGGTAGAGAAAGGTACTGCCTTTTATGTCGAGCAGGCTGTTCATACTTTTTTTGCTTCTCAAAGGGTTTCTTCCGATCTTGGTTCTTCAAGAGAGTTTTTTACCCTAGATCCATTAACGGCTTTTGATAAGGTTCGTGAGGTAGGGGCGGTGTTTGCTATAGGAAATCCTATTACTTATTAAGGATTAATAGGAGATTAACAAGGGTTAGGCAAGGATATATAAAATCTTGCGCGGCGATTCTTCGAAAATAAGTTAAAAAATAGTTGCCTCCTTTAGTTTTTCTTCTTATATTTAGGTGTAATCAAAAAGATATATTATGAAACAGTTTAAATTTTTATTTTTAGCATTAGTATCGTTATTTATTTTTAGCTGTACTCCTGATGAGATTCAACAAGATGTTTGTTTAAATGGGGATTGCGGTGTAGAATTCTGGATTGATACTTTAGGTCATCCCGGGACCTACCAAGACCCGCAAGGGGTATGGCATATAAAACATGCTGATCTAGACTATTTTACTGTGAAAGGTCGTATAAACGAGTTGGATCCTCACTATGTTATAAATGGAGTTCCTTTAGTGGAAACAGGATTTGATTCTAATTTCTTCTATACTCTTGGAAATGTTATTTGGACTTACCCTACTTATTCTTTTCTAGGACTTTGGTCAAGTAGTCAGATGAACACACCAATTCCTTACGGAACTGCTTCTTATACATTTCCGCAACTAATAGGGCAGACTACTATAATCAACCTAGCAGGGTATGAGATTCAACGTAATCCTCATGTTAATACAAATCACCCGGCCTACCAAGGATATTTTGCAACTTATAGCAAATACACGTATACTCCTCAGCAGAGCATGGTTTTCTTTGACGATTTTGAAGGGATGACAGCAACAATATATTTAGAGGTGACTTTAGGAGAAAATAAAAAAACTATTAACAAAGAGATAAAGATATCTTTTGAACCTTAATAGTTGTTTCCCAAAAAAAAAGTTCATACCTTACCTCTATAAGAAATTATCCCGGACTAAAAAAGGAATAAAAACTTAAAAAAATAGTAATTAATAAAAATAAACAAAATGAGAAACAAAGATTTATTCGAACAAAAGTTAGAAAGATTTGAAGCAGAAGTAAAAAATATGGGGTATAATATTCATAAAAATGAATTAGATGTTGCATATGGTTTGGTAGAGGTATTATTAGAGAAGATAGGTGATCTTAGAACTCTATTGAATACCGAACACCAAGACTAATGAATCTTTCGGCAGAACAAATAGAACGTAATTGGGATAAACATCTTAAAATCGTTGATACTTTTATAACAGGTGATCGTAAAGAGAAGTTAAAAGCTCTTTACCTTGACCTTGCCGATGAAATGGTTATGGCTCCTGCTTCTACTAAACCTACTCTTCATAATGCTTTTGCAGGAGGTTATATAGATCATGTTAACCGTGTTGTTCATTGTGCTTTAAAGACTAAAGCATTATGGCAAGAAATGGGAGCTACTATAGATTTTACAGATGAGGAATTAGTATTTACTGCTCTTAATCATGATTTAGGAAAAGTAGGAGGTAAAAATGCTCCTATGTATCTCCCTCAAACAGATAACTGGAGGAAAGAGAAGATGGGGGAAGTTTACACTATCAACAAAGGTATTAGCTACATGGCGATTCAAGACAGGTCTATCTTTACCCTTCAGCAGTATGGAATAAGTATGAATGAGAAAGAGTATCTAGCTATTAAATTACATGATGGACTATACGATGACTCTAATAAATCCTACTATATTTCATTCAGTCCAGATTCTAAATTTAGAACTAATCTAGTTTATATACTTCATCAAGCAGATTTTTTAGCTTCTAAGATAGAGTACGATAGAGTTAAAAATGAACCGGTAGAAATAGCGGTTAAGGCAGAGAAAACCAAAGCAAGTACAGGTAGAACAGTTAATGCTTCAGAAGGATTAATGAATTTAGTAAAAAATATTTAAAATGGAAATCTTATTAATAATATCAGCAATAGTAATTTTAGCACTAGCTTATATAACTTTCAACTTAAACCGTAAGGTAATTAAGCAAGAAGAGATCTTAGAGTACCAAGTAGGTTACCTTAGAAATGTTTCGTACCTTATACAAGAATCAAAAATTTATGTTGAACAATTAGATGAGAAAGGTGCATTTAGAGCAGATGATGAAGTTGGAGTTTTCTTCAATTTTATGAAAGAAATACAGGAAACTATAAATGCTTACCGTCTCCCAGAAGACTATGGCAAAGCCACCAAATAAAGATAATTACTATTTTACACAAGAGACAGAGGATGCAATCGTAAGATATAACGCATCCTCTGACCCTATTTTCCGAGACACGGTATTTAAGCAAGAAATATACCACCCACTTTATAAGCTAGCAGAAAATATTATACATACTTTTAAGTTTTATTACTTAGATGTAGATAGTATTGAAGATTTAAAGCTAGATGTAGTGAGTATGCTTGTTGAAGAGAAACTCTATAGGTTTGATGCAACCAACGGCGCTAAGGCGTTTTCCTATTTTCAAACAATAGTGAAGAGGTGGCTTATCAACTATAATAACCGTAACTACAAAAAGCTAAAACAAGTAGGATCTTTCGAAGAAATGGAAGATTCTTACGAAGTAGAAGGCTTACCAGACTCTGAAAGAAGAATAACTCTAGCGGTAGTGGTAAATCTTTTTGTTGAAAGTAGCTATGAAAATATAGAAGAGCTTTTTCCTAAAGAACAAGATCAAAAGGTAGCAGACGCTATACTTACCCTATTTAAAACACGTCATGATCTAGAAATTTTTAGAAAGAAGGCTCTATACATTTATATAAGAGAGATGACAGACTGCGAAACACCTACACTTACTAAGGTAATCTCAAAACTTAAAGAAGAATTCTACAAAGTGTATAAATCTTATCAAGATGCAGGGTTTTCTATTCAATAACATATCTTCAGATATTTATATAATAAATAGACTATGGGATTAGAGACAACAATATTCGGAAAAAAGACTGTTTCTGATGTTTTAAAAGAAATTTACGACAATTCTCGAAATAAGGATAAGCAAATTAATGCTCTTATTGGAGAACTAAAACCTCTTGTTGAGAACATAGGTGATGCAACTTTAGTTGTCCCTATGATAAAAGAGTATTTAGAAGTTGGAGTAAAGAATGATGAACATCTTATTAAAATGGTAGCACTTGTTCAAAGACTTGAAGGAACAGCAAAAGGATCTGAAGCAGACTTTTTCAACCCAGAAGAGCTTGCAAAACTAATGGAGCAGAGTGAAGAGCTTGGAAAGCAATTAGATAAAAAAGACGAGTAATGGCATATAATTATCATAACTCCTCAGCATCGAGTAAACCTAAAGGAGGCGGAGGCGGTCAGAAGAGTAAGGGAAATGTTTATGGAAGAGTTGTAAAAACAGTACTCTCCTTATCAGATCCCGACTGTACTGATTCTTCTATGCTAAATGGGGTATTCTACCGAGTACCTAAATTACCAGGTGATGAGGCTGAAAATACAGGAATAATTGGTAAAACTTTATTTGCAAAACAAGGAGATGCCTCTATTAGAGTAATTCCTATGGAGGGTGAACTGGTAGAGATAGTCCCAGGATTAGGTACAAGTGCAGCAGCAGGAAAAGTAATGTATTGGGGAAAAATAGTTAATGTTTGGAACCATCCACATCACAATGCAATACCAGACATAAAACAGCAGAATTGGGGGGATAGACTTATAGGAGGTCAGACAGAAGAAGCAACCATAAACCCTTTACAAGCAAACCCAGGTGATACATTAATCGAAGGAAGACTTGGACAATCGGTAAGATTCGGAGGATACAAAGGAATTCAGTCAAAGAACATTGATAGCAGTAATGACGGTAAGCCGATCATACTTATTAGTAATGGTCAAATCAAAACTGAAGAAGGGGATAGTCCTATAGAGGAAGACGTAAATCAAGATTTTAATTCAATACACTTATTATCGGATCATAAATCAGATTTAATAGCAATTAATACAAAGAGGGATTCTTACGATGTACAGCCTGTAACCTCAAATCAATATGTAGGAAATCAAGTTATAGTAAACGGAGGTAGACTTTTTTTTAATGCAAAAGAAGACTCAGCATTTATATCTGCTAAAGAATCTGTAGGGTTAAACGCTAGAACTTTAAACTTTGACGCAAAAGACTACATATGTATAGATGCTAAAAAGGTATACTTAGGAGTGAGAGCAAGAACCTCAAATACAAAAGAACCGGTAGTATTAGGAATTCAATTAGAGAATTGGTTAACATCTCTACTAGATACCCTAGAGAGCGTAGCTATTGCTATGTCTTCAGCTTCAGCAGTATCAGGAGGGCCAGTAACACAGTTAAATGCAGCAGGTCCAGAACTACAAGCAGTAGCAAGATCATTAAAAACTCAACTAAGATTATTTCAATCTAAAAAAGTATTCACAGAGTAATGGCAAATGAAGTACAAACATTAAATTCTTCTATAGCAAAAGCAAGAGAAGCTCAAAAAAGTTTTGAAGAAAATAAAGCTAGGGTAGAGGCAGCTAAGAAGAAAGCAGAAGAAGCTGTTAAGAAAGCGAAAGCACTTCAACAGAAGATAAGAGAAACTCAAGCAGCATTTAAAGCACCTAAAGGAGCAAAGGGAGGAATAGCAGCAATAATAGCAAATCAAGTAGGAGCTATAAGAGGTAAATTAGTATCTCAAGTTCAGAAACAAGTACTCTCTATGTTAAATAAGTTCTCTAGCGAGTGTCCAAAATCAAAAGAACTTCAAAAAATTATAAAAACAAGAAGTACTTTAATTAAACACTTAACAAGTTTTGAGAAGAGAGTAGGAAAGTACTTAAGTCTAGGAAGTAAGCTCACAACAACAGTAAGAATAGTACAGACTGTTATTAAAATTATAACATCCATACCAACTCCAACAGCAATTATACCTCCAGGAAGCCCAGGAGGAATAGGGATTCCTGTCAGTGTCCTAACAAAGTATAGTAATAAGTTAATTGCTTTAAATAAGACTTTAGATAAGTTATTAGGAGAGGCAGAAGCTATTACAGGGGTAGTTGATACAGTTACACCAGTTGTTACTAACTTAAAAAGTAGATTACAATCTATAGATTTAGCAATACAGCAATGTAGTCTAGATCAACCGGCAGACTTAACTCAAATACTAACAGCAGCCCAACCGCCTGTAAATACGGGTACAGAAGGTACTCCAAAAGACGCTCAAGGTAATCCTGATCCAAACTACCTATATAAAGGGTATACATTAGCAATTGTAGAAGACCCAAACTCACCAGCAATAGCACCTAGACGGTATGCAATAGCGACAGATAAAGGAGGAGTAGTACGATTAAGAGGAGAGTCATCCTTTAGTTCAGACACACAAGTTCTCTTAGATGAACTTAAATTTAAGATAGATAATCAATTCACATAACATAACTATTTATTAATATGAAGTTAGACTTATTAAAAAAATTAATCAAAGAAGCTGTAAGTGAAGCAGTTCGAGAGGAATTAGGTAAAATTCTTTCGGAAGAGGTAAAGCCAGTTCAAACACTAGCAGGCACTGTGACAAAGTATGCAGAACATAAACCAGTTATTGCAAAACCGGTTACTACAGGTAATCCGCTTATGGATTTAATGAATGAAACAAAGTATTCAATGACTCAAGGAGAGTATCAAAACTTAGTAAGTGCAACATCAGACATGGTATCAGCACCAGGAATGGGAATGCAGACAGGTTTAGAGCAGTTTAGACCAGGTCCAGAACCAGGATTAGATATTTCTCAATTTGACTTCATGATGAGAGCAGGAGACGTATATAAAGCATCAGTACAGAAAGATAAAGAAAGATTCGGAGCATAATGGCGTTTAATGTACAAAAAATAAATCCACTAG